CGGGCATGCTGGCGACCTCCGATGCCGAGGTCAAATCCAGCATTTCTCGAGCCAATGAGGAATCCAGCGCCGTCGCCTATGGCAAGCCTGTAGTGGCAGGCACCGATGGCGAAACGCAATTCTTGTTGCCATCTGGCGCAAATGATGTTTTTCTCGGCTGTACCGTGCACCGCCACGGATCCCAGGACCCAACCGATGACGGCATCGCCAGCGGCGAGGTCGCCGAAATCCTGCGGCGTGGCCCAATCTGGGTCATAGCCAAAACCCAAGTCGCGATCGGTGACGATGTCTATTGGGACCATACGACCAATCCCGGGACGTGGCGCAACGATTCAACGACAGCCGTCCAGGTTCCTGGCGCAAAATTCATGGTGCCGACATCCGGCGCCGACCAGCTGACCGTCATTGACTTCAACGTGCCGTAACCAGCGGCGGATTAGGAGATCGAATCATGTCACGTTTCGTCAGGCTGGATGCGGCCGAAAGTGCTTTCTTTGCAAGAGAGCTCGAATTCATCAAGGCAAAAACCTACGATATCAAATATCCAAATCTAATGAGTAGAATGTTCATTCCGGTCAGCAATGAGGTGCCAAGCGGTGCCGCCGAGGTGACCTATCAGCAATTCGACCGGGTCGGACGCGCACAAATCATCAAACCAGGTGCGACCGATCTGCCACGGGTCGACGTGTTTGGCACCGAATTTTCGCGCCCGGTACGCTGGGGTGGTGTTTCGTATGGTTACAATCTGATCGAAATCCGCCAGGCGATGATGGCTGGCCGACCGCTCGACGCCAAAAAAGCGGCGGCGGCGCGGCGAGCGCAGGAAGAGTTGATCGATGAGGTGGCAGCCATCGGCGCCCCAGACTGGGGAATCACAACCGGATTCATCAACAACGCCACCTTGGTCGCCGCGGTCGAGGCGGCAACCGGCGCCTGGGACAATCCAGCGACCACCGCCGACGAAATCATCGGTGATGTGCAAGTGTTGTTTTCTGCGATCGTCAACGCGACCGAGGGCGTGGAGCGGCCAAACACATTGCTGGTGCCGGATTCTCAGTATGCGGCATTGGCGACCAGGCCGCGCTCGACAACCAGCGACACAACCATCCTCAATTTCCTCCTGCAAAGCATCCCAGGCTTGACCGCCATCGAGTCATGGTGGCGCCTCAAGCTGGCCGGAGTAGGCGGCGCCAGCGATCGCGCGATCATGTATACTCGGTCGCCAGACTATCTGCAACAGGACATCCCCAACGAGTTTGAGCAACTGCCGGTGTATCAGCGTGGCACCAATTTCGAAATCGAGACATTGGTCGCGACGGCTGGCATGGCGTTCTACTATCCGCTTTCGGCGCGGTACATGGACGGAGTCTAGGGGCAAAACCGACCAAGCAAGGCTTTCCTCTTGGTAGGGGCAAGGCGGCTGGTCTGGATTGGGCTAGGCCAGCCGCCGATTCAACGGAGGTGAAATGCTTATAATTTGCAATATCGCCGACGGTCTGCGGTTGTCGCAGCTGCAGCTAGAGCCAGGCGAGAATATGATTGATGACGATCTTTGGACCGACGTCGCCGCGGCAATTCATCCTCGATGGCTGGCTGACTTGACGACGCGAGTTGGCTGTCGACCACCGCAACTCGAATTGCGGCGTGATTGTCAGCTATCGAATCATGGTTGTGATGATGGCCCAGCGGCGCCGCAATTGAACGCCAAAGAAAAAATCGCCATGGTCGAGCTCGCAGATACGCTGGATGCTCTTGATGTGCTGGCGCACAATGAAACTCGAAAAACCGTGCTGATCGCGATTGAAAGGCGGCTTGGCGAGCTCGCCGATAGGGGTTGAACATGAGCTTGACGGTTGCCGACATCAAGAATCGGTTCTCGGAATTCGAGGCTATCGATAGCGTTGTTGTGCAGCGTTGGCTTGATGAGGCGGCTCGCAATCACAATGCCACCCAATGGGGCGAAAAATCGGATGATGGTTTGGCTTGGTTGACAGCGCATTTTTTGACGGCCTTCGCATCGACCTCTGGCGGTGGCGGTGGGTTTGGCCCCGGTCCATTGACGGCGACCGCCGAGGGCCAGACCAGCGCGAGCTGGTCGCCGTTGACCATTCCAAAAATCTTCGCGAAAAACGATCTCGGCACGACGCCCTATGGGCGGCGATATCTTAGTCTACTGCAGACGCTTTTTGTCACGCGGTGCACTTGATGGCCAAGCGGATCAAAATCATCGACCGCGGCTGGGGTAGAATCCAGCTGGCCCTGCGCCGCCTCGATGGCTACAACGCAACTATCGGCTTGCACCAGCCGGAGGCTGGCCGTCCAGGCGAAGGCGGTATCGGCAACGTTGGTCTCGGCGTGGTGCATGAATTCGGCGTTACGATTAACCATCCAGGCGGTACGCCATATATGGTTTCGTGGTCGACCGCTGGCCGCAGCGGCGGCATGGTCGGCGGCAATGTCACGTTCCTACGCAAAGGCGACCCGCGCGCAATTGGCGTGACGCAACCGCACAAAATCACCATCCCTGAACGCTCTTTCATGCGCTCGAGCTGGGATGCCAAGGTCAGGACTTACGACCGACTCATGGCGAAACAAGCTGGCCGGGTCATTGATGGCACGGCATCGCCTGGTCAGGCGGTCGGATTGGTTGGCGAAAAAGTCAAATCAGACGTAATCAATCGAATCAATCGCGGTATCCCGCCGCCATTGCGCGCGAGCACTATCCGTCGCAAACGATCGAGTAAGCCGCTGATAGATACCGGGCAGCTAAAGCAAGCGATCAAGGTCGAGGTACACCGCCGATGATTTTTGACCAGCTGCGCCAGGCCAATCAGACTTGGTACCAGACTTCGTTCCAGCTCATCAGGACCAACGGTTTTTTCGAGCGCGGTGTCTATCGTCGCATTGATTCGCAGGTGACTTGGCACAAAGGCAATGTGCAACCTGCGTCGCAGCGTGCAATTGAGCGCCTGCCTGAGGGCGCTCGAGCCGATGGTGCCATTGTGCTTTTTACCGATATCGCTTTGCGGACATCTGAAGCGTCTGACTATCCGGCTGACCGAATTGTTTGCCTCGGCACCGAATACGAGGTCAGCCAATCGGACGGATGGTCGTCACATAAGCGTTATACCTGCACAAAGGTAGGCCAATGAGCGCGCCCGCATTCGTGCCTATCGATTGGCGCTCAATCCGCTACGCTCTTTTGGCGTGGTTCGGCGAGGTGACCGGTTGCGAAACGATCTGGGCCGACCAGGCGGCACCACAGCCGAGCTATCCGTTCGCCTCGCTGAACATCTTGCCAGGCCAACTTGCGCTCGGCGTTTTGGATGAGGAACGGATTAACGCAGACGGTAGCCTGACGATTGTCGGGCCCCGGGATTTCGTCCTGAGTTGCCAAATCCATGTCGGACCGGGCGATTCGGACAATCCGTCCTGCGACGCCATAACCAGGGCGGATGCGGCGGTTTCTAGCTTGTCAATCCCTCGGTATCGGCAGCTATTAAGCGCCGTCAATCTCGGTCTGCGCGAGCGCGGCCAGCCTGAGATGATAAACGTTATCGTAGGCACGCAATGGATCAAACGCGTGCAGGTCGATATCCGATTCGGCACCATGAGCCAGGTCGATGTCGACGCCTGGCCTGATCTCGCCGAGGTCGGTTGGTTCGACAAGGTCGAGGTCAGTAGCGACATCCAAGGCCTGCAGAGTCCAGATCTCAATCTAGATGAGGAAATCTTAGATCCCAACGCATAGGAGCGTAGGCAATGAGCACGATTGACAACCACGTAAGCGTCACCATCACGAAAGAAACCGCGACGGTGTCTCGCCTCGGATTCGGTACGCCCTGCGTGCTGACCTATCACACACGATTTCCAGAATTGTTTCGGACGTATGGTAATCTAACCGAAATGACCGACGACAATTTTGCGACCACCGATTTGGCCTACAGAATGGCGGCGGCAATCTGGGCCCAATCGCCGAAGCCGCCGCAAATTGTCGTTGGACGCCGAGCGGTCGCGCCCTTGCGGACCGTGAAATTGACACCGCGCGCAAATCCACTGGCGAATACGGCCTATGCCGTCACGATCAACGGGACTGTTTTCAGTTTCACCACGGATGCCACGCCAACTGTTGCCGAAATCACCGCAGGCCTCGAGGCGCTGATTGACGCTGGCTCGGAAAATGTCGACGCGACAGACAACACAACCGACCTGGACATCGAATCGGCAGACGCCCCAGGAGGCACGCCAACGGCCGGCGTACCGTTCATCATCGATTTCGATATGTCGTTGTTTCAATTCCAGGACGATACCGTTGACACCGGTCTCGCAACTGAGCTCGCAAACCTGCAGGCGGTATACAACGACTGGTATGGTTTGGTCGTTGACGAATGGGGAAAGGACGGCATTGAAGCGCTGGCCACTGCAGTCGAATCCGCAGGACCAAAAATTTATATCGCAGAATCGCAGGACGCCGGGATACCAACTTTTGGCGCCATTGATATAGCCTCAATCCTCAAGGGTTTGGCGCTCGATCGTACCGCGATTATTTTCAATCATGACCTCGACCCATCGCCAGCGGCGGCCTGGCTGGGCAAGCAATTGCCGACGACGCCTGGCTCCACAACGTGGAAGTTCAAAACGCTCGCGACGGTGACACCATCGGAGTTGACTACCGCCAATATCGCGCGATGTGAGAGCAAAAATTGCAACACCTACAGCGAGGTCGGCGGTATCAATATCACCGCCGAGGGCGTCATGGCCAGCGGTGAATTCATCGATGTGACCAGGTTCATCGATTGGCTGACCGCTCGTGTCAGCGAGAACGTTTTCCGCGCCCTCGCCGTCAATGATAAGATTCCATATACCAATGCAGGCATTCAGGCGATCGTGGCGGAAATCGAGGGCGTTTTGCGGCAGGGCGTTTTCAACGGCGGCATCAATGGTGATGAGGATTTGATCGTGACCGCTCCATTGGCAGCTGACGTTGACGCCAATGACCGGGCCAGCCGGTTGCTTCCCGACATCGAATTCATCGCGACGCTTGCCGGCGCAATCCACAAAACCACCATCACAGGCAAGGTAGTTGCCTGAGCGAGGTAGCCATGACCGTTGCAACCTATCAACCTGATTTCGTCACGGTGGCCTTCGCCGGCATACCTATCACCGGCTTTGCGCCAGGGACGTTCGTCAATGCTGCCCGGAATAACGACAGCTGGAACCTATCCGTTGGCAGCGGCGGCGATGCAACTCGAGCCAAGTCCGGCGACAAATCCGGCCGCGTCACGATTACTTTGCTCGGATCGAGCGCGAGCAACGCGAGTCTGAGCGCTTTGGCCGCGGTCGACGAAAAGGCCGGGACCAGCGTTTATCCATTGCTGGTCAAAGATCTCTCCGGTGCCGATGTCGTAACGGCTGGCACCGCCTGGATTGTCAAACCGCCAGATCTGGAAAAGAGTAATGAAGAGACCAACCGCGAGTGGGTTTTCGAAACCGATGACTTAGAAATCATCGCTGGCGGAAACGTACCAGTAACCTGACCACCATCCAACCAAGAGGGACGTAATGAGCCAATTGGATAGCCAAACCAAGACCATCGGCAATCATCGATTTGAGGTATTCAAATTGCCACCATTGACAGCCCAGGACGTATTGATTGATATCGGGCACGTCCTGGCGCCAGCGCTGGGCAAAGCGGTCAGTGTGATGGGTGAACCGAACACTGCCAATTTGTTCGACCTCGATGTCGATGACCCGACGATTTCGGCAGGCATCACCGCACTTGCTCGCGGTATCACAAAAGAGAAAATGCGCGAGCTAGTCAACACCATGGCCGGAGTCTCGCATTGCGATGGCAAGCCATTGCCAAAGGTAATGGAAATCATTTTCAGAGGCGATTTGCCGCTGATGTACCAATGGCTCTGGTTTGCGCTGGCGGTCAACTTCGGAAATTTTTCAAAGTGGCTGGGGTCCGCTATCGGCGACGTCTCAGGTCAAGCGGCGGCCGCCCAGTCCCGAAACACATCGAAAGATATTGGCCAGTGATGAGCTTGGTCGTGAGACAAATCGCAACGT